TTATAAGTAGTGTCCCGGGTGGATCAGGAATATCAACTCAAGGAAAAAATGGTGGTTCTTGGGGTTCAGGCGGTACGTCATCTTCGTCTGGTGGTGGTGGTGCTGGTGCTAATGGAGGTAATTCCGGCGGAATTTATGCTGGCGCTGGCGGAAATGGATTACAATCATTAATTGACGGAACTTTGACTTATCGATCTGGTGGCGGTGGAGGATCCGGTGGGGATCAATACAACAGAAATACTGTTCCGGGAGGTTTAGGCGGCGGTGGAAAAGCGTCTTCATTTGTTTCAAATCTTTCAACTGCCGGTGAACCAAACACAGGAGGTGGTGGTGGTGGTGCTGGGGTTTGGCCCGAGGGAGGAGCAGAAGGAAAACCGGGGGGTTCGGGAGTGGTTATTTTAAGAATGCCAACTTCAGTTTATTCCGGAACAACAAGTGGAAGTCCAACCGTAACAACTGACGGAAGTGATACAATTTTAACATTTACCGGAAGCGGTTCTTATACTCATTAATATGGCACATTTTGCAAAACTTGATGAAAATAATATTGTGACGGAAGTGCTTGTTGTAAATAATGACGTGCTTATTAAAACAGACGGCACAGAATCCGAATACAAAGGAAAGATATTTTTAAACGGATTATTTGGAAATGCAACTTGGGTGCAAACTTCATTTAATGGAAAATTTAGAAAACAGTATGCGGGAATCGGTTTTAAATATGACAGTGAAAATGATGTTTTTATTGTTCCACAACCTTTTAATTCTTGGATATTAGATTCGAATTTTGATTGGGTTGCTCCAATTGAATATCCAAGCGATGGTAAAACTTATTCTTGGAATGAAGAAACAATTTCTTGGGATTTATATAAGCAAAAACAATTTTATTCAAGTTGGGTTTGGAATGAAGATGAATGGAAATGGCAATCGCCAATACCATATCCGGATGACGGACAACCTTACCAATGGAATGAAGAAACAACTTCTTGGGATTTAACAAAATAATTAACAAATAAAACATGGCATTAACTAAAATAAAATACGGTGTATTAGGTGACCAATTTACAACATCTACAGCATTAACTCCTGCTGCTGATGTAGATATGGATTTCACAGCTGCTCAGGTGTTTACAATGACATCTAGTATTGCTGTGGATATAAACTTCACAAATGCGCAAATTGGTGATACTAAAGATTTAATTGTTACTGATTCCGGGGGTACTTCATCTCTTACATTTGATATAACAACTAACACTATAACCACAATAGCAGGTACATATAGTAACACTGCAGGAGCTACAAACTTTATACAAATTGTTTGTATTGCACCAAATACATTTTTCTTATCAATATCACAAAGTATATAAAATATGAAAGCAAAAGATTTTAATGGGAGTATTAGTACTTGGAGGAGGTTGCCTAAAACCTATAAAAGTGCAACAAAGTATTATACAGCTTTCGATAAGGCAAGTAAAGATATTATAGAAGCCGAAGGTTTTTATGACGTTGTTAAACCAAGCTACGATAGTATAAGTCAAAAATTAGGTTCTATTGAGTTTGATAGCGAAAAAAAAGTATTTACTTATCCTGTAATTGATATTGACTTTGATGCGACTTATGAGGTAATGGGAGAGGATATGGAGCCAACAGGCGAAACACTTCCTGTTTACAATATTGATAAACTAAAGTCAGATAAGAAAATAGCGGTAAATACTAAAGCAGGGGAGTTACTAAAACCAACTGATTGGTATGTTATAAGATTCACAGAAAGACAAATTGCAGTACCTGATAGTGTTGCAACAGAGCGTGAAGATATTGTAACTAAAGCAAATGGATTTACGGATGCAATAGATGCCTTAGAAACGGTAGAAAGCGTTTTAAGATATTCCTTTGAGTTTTACCCAAGTGAAGATTTAGTATAATTTAATTTAAGATATGTTAGGCAAAAGAATTATAAATACTGCAACAGGTGCAGCAGCAGCTTGTACAACAGATACAGTTCAAATATTAGACGGAACACCTTTTGAGTCTATTGCAACATATCAATTAGATGGTAATGCTACTTCTATACCGAACAATACATATCCAGGTACATTTACAAACCCTGCTTATGCTGCTGGTCAATTTGGTCAAGCTGCGGTTTTTGATGGGAGTAGTAGTTATATTGCTTTACCAGATAACGCTTTTAACTTTACAACATTAACTGTAAGTGTTTGGATAAATGTAACAACTTTTAATGGAGAAAAATGGATTTTTGATGGTTATGATGAGATACCAAACCTTGGGAAAGGCTTTGGAATTACAACACACACAGGTGACAAGGTAAAATTTAGAGCTTGGGGAACTGGTTTTGCGGAAGTAATAAGTAACACCGTACTTTCAACAAATACTTGGTATAACGTAACTTGCGTTGCTACACAATCCGAAGCTAAAGTTTATATAAATGGTTCTTTAGATAATACCGGTTCGTTAGCTGGTATTGAATATTTATCAACACAAAATTATGGTTTAGGAGCAGTTAATATAACTGGTACTCCTGTGAATCATTTTACAGGTAAAATAGACCAAGTAAGAATATTCAATACAGCACTTTCAGCAGGAGCTGTAACAAACCTTTACAACGAAACAGTTGCAACTGCATCTAACAGTTATATAAATGTACCTTCTTGTATTGCTTATTATAAAATGTCAGATGCTACAGACGAAACAGGTAGTTATGACGGTACAGCTTCAAACGTTAATTTTAACGTAGCAGGTAAGTTTGGTAATGCAGGGGAATTTAATGGGACTACTTCAATTTTTAATTTTCCTAATGCTGCTTATGGAGCCTCAACAACTGTTTTTACAGTTTCAGGGTGGTTTAAACATACATCAACTGCGAATAATAGAGAGGATATTTATTTTGGTAACGGAGCAACAGTTGGAGCTAAGACAGGTTATGCTCTTTTTACAGATTATAGTTCAGGTAATATAGCTTTGTCTTTTAGAGATGCAGACCAATCTCAAGTATTTTACATTTCTTCTTCAAACATAAAAGATGGTAGTTGGTATCATTTATGTTTAACTTATAATAATGGTGCTTATGTTGTTTATTTAAACGGAGCATCTATATTAAATGGCACTTCGCCTGATTTTATAAATAATCAAACCCCAAGTTATAATACATATGTTGGGAATAGATATGGTTCTACAGGTTCAGGTGCAAGTATAATAGGAGCAGTAGACCAAATACGCATATTCAACAGAGCAATAACATCAGAAGAAGTAGAGACACTTTACAATGAAGTACAATGTGTACCGACTATTGTACCTACAGATTATTTTAATCCTGTTTTATATACAGGGGATAATAATTCAAGCAAATTTATAGATGTTGGATTTACACCAGATTTAGTTTGGTTAAAGTCAAGAGACGTTGCAGCATCTAATGCTTTATATGATACTGTAAGAGGAGACAATTTAAGACTTGTTTCTAATAATACAGCAGCAGAAGATAGCGTACCTAATGAACTTGTGACTGGTGGCTTTAATATAATTGGAGGTACAGGATATAACGATCCAACTTTAGGTAATCAAGTTGCTTGGTGTTGGAAAGCAGGAGGTCCAGCAGTAACAAACACAGACGGTACAATTACTTCGCAAGTGTCAGCAAATCAAGCTGCAGGTTTTAGTATTGTTACTTGGACAGGTAGTTTTACTACAGGTCCAACAATTGGTCACGGTTTAGGACAACCGCCTAAAATAATAATGGTAAGGACTTTAGATAGACCTTCAAATTTGTGGTATGTATCACACCCAGAAGATAATACAAAGTCATTAATACTTTCAAGTACTGCTGGTCAAAATTCCGATTTAACTTGGGTTAAAGAGGCTGATACGTTTGGAGCAGATTATACTCCAACGTCTTTTAGGTGGTTAGCCTACTGTTTTGCAGAAGTAGATGGAATGTCTAAAATAGGTTCTTACATTGGAACAGGAGCAATAGGTAATACTATTGTTACAGGGTTTAGACCAAGATTTTTAATGACTAAAAGAGCAGATATCGGGGGTACTGATTGGCATATATGGGATAGTGCAAGAAATCCATCTAATCCAGTAGATGACGTTTTGTTTCCAAACGAACCATACGCAGAAACTGATTATTCAGCTTTTCCTAATAATTTTTTATCTAACGGTTTTTCAGTAGACACAACTAATGGAGCATTTAACGCAGACGGTGGAACATACATCTTTTTAGCAATAGCTGAAGAAGTATTTGTACCATTAACAAGAAACGCAACTGACCCATTTGGAGACGGTAGTGAATTAGCTTTATATAAATTTGAAGATAACGCAAACGATGCAGAGGGTAATTATGATGGTGTTGATACCAACGTAACTTATTCCGCAGGGTATATAGATAAAGCAGCGGTGTTTAATGGGAGTAACAATGGAATTAAGGTAGATTCATTTTCTATAAATGCAGGTTCTTTTACAATTTCATTATGGGTTAAAGCAAATTCAGGAGGAAATCCTGTTTTAAGAGTAAAAACTAATTATAATATACCGCTATCTATACAAGCTGATGGCATTTATTTGCCAAGTGCAGATAGTACAAGTTATACAAGACCTGATATAGCTTATGATAACGGAAGTTGGAATCATTTAGTTGTAACAAATAGTAATGTTTATTTAAACGGAAGCAATGTCCATACTTTTAGTGGTTCAGTGCCTACTGTGTTCGGTAGTGATATAACAGGGCTTCTTTTAGGAAATTCTGCTTGGAATTTGTCAGTTCCTTTTACAGGCTCAATAGACCAAGTAAGAATATTTAATAGAGCGTTAGATTCAGGAGAGGTTGAACAACTTTACAACGAATAATGCAAGACTTGAAGATAGCCTTTACTAATTTATTAAAAAATAAAAAAAACAAGTAATAATATACTATAAACCAAACGCTAAGGATGGTTTACCTTTAGCGTAATTAAATTAGTGTAAACCAAAATAAAACCAAAACCAAATGACTTTTTATTATCGCACTCATTCGTGGAGTAGTGAACCACAAATTACCGAACAAACCACAGCTTTATGGAAACATATGGCTACAAAAGCAAACTGGAGAATAGTCCAATTGCCTAATGGTTTTTACCAAACTGAATACCAAGACCTTAAACAAGAAAACACTTGGCATGATGTAACCAGGAGAGAAACAATCAAAGGAGCTGAAATGGCAATTGATTCAACAGTTGAGCATTATGCTAAAAAGATTGAGTTCTTAAATGGTCCTAAAGTTGTAAAGACTTTCAAATAAAAATTACAATCAAATTAAATTCAATTAAATTATGTCAGACTTAATAGTCAAAAATCTTAGCTTTGGAAAAGAAGCTAAAGATAAAGTATTTGAAGGTATCACAAAACTCACAAAAGCCGTTAGCTCCACATTAGGGGCTAGCGGTAAATGTGTGATGCTAGAAGATGGTAATGGTAGACCATTAATTACCAAAGATGGTGTAACAGTAGCAGATAGTATTATACTATTAGACCCTGTAGAAAATATGGGTTCTACGCTCTTAAAAGAAGCCGCACGCAAAACTGTAAAGGAAGCCGGAGACGGTACGACCACAGCCACCGTATTAGCCCATGCGATACTATCAGAAGCTTATAATGAATTAGATCTTGAAGATCCAATAAGTACAAGAGCTTTAAAAGACGGTATTGAAAAAGCAACAGAGTTAGTTGTAAAATATTTAGAAGAAAAAGCTTTACCTGTTAAAGGTAATATGATAGACAACATTGCAACAATCTCAACTAATAATGATCCTGAGCTCGGTAAAATTATTGCTGATGCATTTAGATCAGTAGGAGAAACGGGTGTTGTAATGATGGAAACATCAGAAGATTCTGAAACAAAATTTGAAGTTGTTAATGGCGTTCAATACAATAAAGGATTAACAAATTCTCATTTTATAACTAGTCAGCAACAAAGAGCTGCTGAATTAGATAACCCTTTAGTATTATTAATAGAATCACCAGTTGATAATGTTAGACAAATACAAAGTGTTTTAGAATATGTTATTAAAAATAATAAGCCTTTATTAATAATTGCAGATGTTGAGCCGGTTGTGATTTCAACATTAGCAATGAATAAAGTTAAAGGTAATATAAAAATAAATATAATCAATGCACCCACTTACGGAGTAAGCAAGAAAGAAATATTAGATGACCTTTCAATGCTTACAGGAGCAACAATAATTAATGAAGATTTAGGTGATGATCTTGATCTTATACAACCAGAGCATTTAGGTGCATGTATAAAAAGTATTACCACTGATGAGGAAACTATTCTTCAGGTTAATGAAATGACAGAACAAGTTAAGGAGGTTATTGATAATATTAAAAAAGATTTATTAAAAACAAAACGTCCTAACGAAATTGTTAAACTTGAAAAAAGACTAGCTAGGCTATCAGCCAAAATTGCTGTAGTAAAAGTTGGGGCAAACTCTGAAGTTGAATTAAAAGAAAAGAAAGATCGTGTCGAAGATGCAATATGTGCTACAAAAGCTGCTATCAAAGAAGGGGTTGTTTCCGGTGCTGGTATTGCTTTGCATAATGCATCTGATAACATTAATAGTAGTTGTAAAGGGGAAGAGGTTTTGCTTAGAGCTATTAAAGCCCCTTATAAAACAATACTCGCAAATGCGGGAATATTATATGGGCCGTACTTTAAAGAAGGATGGGGCATTAATGTAATTACAGGCGAGGGTTGCAATTTAATTAAAGAAGGTATTATTGATCCATTATTGGTGACAAAAAGTGCATTAAGAAATGCTGCCTCTGTTGCAACCACAATATTATCTACTGATTGTGTAATTAATAATTTAAGAGTTAATGAAAGCAATAGGTAGAAACTTAATAATAAAAAAAATAAAAGAAGGAACTACTAAAACAAAAGGTGGTCTATTACTTTCTGAAAACCAAAGAGACGATATTAGGTACATAGAAGCTGAAGTATTATCAATCGGTACGGAAGTCGAAGGTGTTAAAGAAGGAGATTCTATATTTTACGATCGGCATGCTGGTCATAAAATAGAAATTAGTAAAGAAACGTATCATGTTATTAAATTGCAGGATATAGTTGTTGTTCTATGAAAAGGCTAGAGGCAAGCGACGTTAGAGAATTAAACTTGCTAAAACACTATCGGATAATAAGGAAGTGGGCTTGTAAGAACAACAACCTTACAGATGCAGATCTTGAATTATTAATATATTTGGACTGTATGGATTTGTTTACTAAAAACGATTATCAAATGGGTACTTATGCATATAGCTGGGATAACAAGCGTTGGAATAAATTATTAAAGAACGATTGGATTGTAGTCTGGCGTAAAAGAAATCACACTACTCAAAAATACCATATATATAAAGTTTCTTTTAAGGGTAAACAAATGATAAGCAGGATATATCGTATTATGCTTGGACTTGATGATATACCCACAAACGAAAGAAGAAATCCAATAATGAAAGGTAAAACATATACTGATACTGTTTTAATAACAGCAATACATAACGTAAACAAAGATAAAAATAGATAACTATGCCTGCATACAAACAAGACATGAAAGCTACGGCTGGAAATGCACCGACTAAAATGATAGACCCTATGACTGGGATGCCAGCTCAAACTTCAATGGCCCCTCCCGCGCCACCGGCTCCTAGCAATACATTAGGTATGGCTGCTCCGGTATTTAATGATAGTGTTTCTCAAACAGCACAAAATATTTATGGTACTCCTGAACAACGCCAAATGAGCGTTGGTGATAGAGCACCTCTTTATTTTAAAGATCAGAATGATGATGGTAAGATTACCAGAGCTGATGTTATAAAAGCAAGAATAGAAGGTTATAAAGATTAATAAATATAAACTATGAAAATTACAAAAACTCCAGCAGTTCAAAAAATAGAGAATCACGGTATGACCGGGGCTAATGCTTTGTGGGATGGGCCTTTAGATACAACAGGTTTCCCAATGGGTAAAGGCTCTAGCAGCGGTAAAGATGGTATGATTTTAAGTATGGATAGACCTACTTATACTGATGGCCCTATTACTAAAAAAGCTCAAAAAGGGTCTTAAAAATGCCCGACGTTAAACTTTATGTAATTAACGGGACGTCTCTTGTTTTAAGCATGACTAATATTGATAATACATTAAAAATAGTATTATTATTAGTTACTATTGGATATACTATTCATAAATGGTACGAGCTGGTAAAAAGAAATAAAACTAAGTGATATGATAAGTAAGCATATATCTTATAATGAAGCAATTAGATCTTCAACTGGAACACGGTTAGGTATTGAAAATAAACCTAACGAATATCAGTTGGGAAATATGATTTTAGTTGCTAATAAGATATTTGAACCACTTAGGGAATGGGTTAATGGAAAAATTAGAGTTAATAGTTTTTTTAGGTGTACTGAATTAAATGAAGCTATAGGCGGGAGTTCTAGGTCGCAGCATTGTGATGGTAGAGCAATTGATTTAGATGATACATTTGGGTATAAAACTAATGCTGAAATGTTCCATTATATAAAGGATAATTTAAGCTTTGATAATTTAATTTGGGAATTTGGAGATGATAGCAATCCGGCGTGGGTCCATATTAGCTACGTGTCTGATGACCAAAATAGACAAAAAGTATTAAAGGCAGTAAAAGAAAGCGGAAAAACAATATATAAGATATTTTAAAATGTACGAATCTCCATTAGCTAAGCTTAGAAAAACAACAAAAGGAAAAGGTAGACACTTTTTAACCGCAAAAGAAGGAGCCGGAATGACAGCTGCCGGAAGAGCGGCATATAATAAAGAAACAGGAGGGGACTTAAAAGCTCCACAGCCTGGTGGTGGTAAACGTAGAACGTCTTACTGCGCCAGATCTAAAGGACAAATGAATATGCATAATATTGATTGCTCTAAAACTCCTGATAAAAGAATCTGTGCTGCAAGACGCAGGTGGAAATGCTAATTAAAATAAACCATAAAATATTATGAAAAACAAATCACCGATGTTTAATTTAAATAAAGGATATAATACTCCTTTAAACGTAGAAGATGGACTTATTGTTAAAGCTTTTAGAAGCTTAGGCTCAGATTATTCTAAATTTAAAGTACAGCAACAAAGAATTAAAAGTGGTTCAGCTAAAGATCCAAAGCTAGAAGGAGTACCTACTAAAACTCCTGAGTTTTCAATGGGGAATTATGATAAAGCAGCGGCTGATGCTCAATTAAAAAAAGGTCTTGCAGAAACAAAAATGGGTACTGATGTTTCAACTCCAACAGCCTCAAAAGCTATAGAAAAGCCTGCCACTCCTAAGCCAAGAGTAAAAGTAAGTGCCCAGCAAGTAAAATCAAGTGGTACAAAAGATTTAAAAGTATCTGAGGCTAAAGTTGATTCAAAAATAAAGCCAATAGCTAAAGAGGTGGTTAGTTCAAGAAAAAGTAGAAGATTAGAAAAAACAGTTGGAAAAGCTGTTGAGGCTAAAGCTAAAGCTATTGAAGCTATTGAAGGAGTAAAGTCTGCTGTAGGTAAAGACCCGGCTGCTGTTGCAAAAAATCAAGCAAAAGCTTTACAACAGAAAAGAAAGTATGATAGATTAGAAAAAAGAGCTGTACGTATTTCTAATAGAAAATAATTTTAAAATTAATAAAATGGAATCAAAAGGATTAGGTGATACGATTGAAAAAATCACAACTGCTACTGGAATTAAAACAGTTGTAGACAAAGTATCAGAAGGTTTAAATATACCTTGTGGTTGTAGCAAAAGAAAAGAAGCTTTAAATCAAATGTTTCCTTATAATAATGCCGTTCAAACTAAGTAATAAGCCTTATGTTATTGATAACACTCCTATCTACAACGTAGATTTAGAAGATGGTGTATTAGGCAAAGCGGATAGAAACGGCTCTATACTTGTAAATAAAAATGTAGATAATCCTAAACAAATACAAGAAGTTATAGATCACGAAAAAGTTCATATAGACCAAATGAAAAGAGGTGATTTAGATTATAATGATTCTGCTGTATTTTGGAAAGGTAAAAGATACCCAAGATCTAAAATGAAAGAAGGTGATAAAAACCTTCCTTGGGAAAAAGAAGCGTATAACAAAACTAAAAAATAAACAAATGGCATTTAAATTACCAAAATCATCCTGTAAATCTCCTTTAAATTTAGATGATCCTAAGGATAAAAAAATAAAACCTTTTGTAGACCCGGGTGCTCCCGAAGGTTTTGAAAAAGGTCTTTGGAGTGGATCATCAGAAGTTATAGGCACTCCTTATGAAGGTAGAGCCTTTGTAGGAAAAACAGGCACTGATCAAAGACAACCAGTTGGTAAATCAGTAGTAGGTTTTTCAACTCAAAGAGCGGGGCTTTTTAACGAAGAAAATGCATATGTTGCTGGAGAGGTACAACCTAAATCAGTAGTAGGTAGTTCTCAAGACGCTGTAATTAAAGGTTCAGCTACTATAGTAAAACCTTATGGAAGCAAAAGAGTAGGTGCTAAAAAATCTACCAGCTCTCCTGCAAATATGGTCCCTAATTATAAATTTACAGGACTTAAAGATAAAGTAAAGCAAAACGCGGCTCGAAATCGTTCTTAATAATAATATATGTGGAATTTATTACTAGGTTTATTAAAAGGCGGTGGCGGAAGAAAATCTGTTGCTGGTAATTTAGCTTGGGAAATAAGAGAAGCTATAAAAGGTAAAGAGTTAGACCCAAACCAATTACTTGAAATCCAAACTAAAATAAATGAAATTGAGGCTGGTCATAGAACAGTATTCGTTGCTGGCTGGCGTCCATTTATAGGATGGGTATGTGGATTTGCTTTAGCTTATAATTTCGTTGTACGCGATTTATTTATATGGGCTTTAAAACCCGAAAGTATTCCGCCTGCATTACAAATGGAACATTTAATGACTGTACTATTAGGAATGCTCGGATTAGGTGGCCTTAGGACCTATGAAAAAATTAAGGACAAGGTAAAATAATAATAATCAATTAAATTAAATTAAATGAAAAAAGTAGAAGATCAAGCAGAAATGGTAATTACTGAAGAGCAATTATCTAAAATTCAAGAACAACAAAAAAAATTAAATACTCTCTTAAGAGATATTGGTTTTGTAGAATCACAAAAGCATATATTGCTGCATCAACAAGCAGATCTTAATAAAGAAATTGAAGAGTATAAATTAGAGCTTGAAAAAGAATATGGTGCAATTACCATTGACATTGAAACAGGTTCTTATACTGAAGTACCTAAAGATACCAAATAATGAGTTCTGTTATAAGAAAAATAAGTATTGGTTCTGACTACAAAAATGAAGCAATGCATTATTCAGTTGGTCAGCAAGTATATGGAGGCCACGAAATAGCTTATATACTTTTAGACGAACAAGATAATTCTTATAACATTTATATAAAGAAAAACAACGAGGTAATGCCATGGAAGAAATTTAATTCAAACATGGCAATATCCGTTGAATATGATCTTGAATATTAATGAATAGTATATACGATTTTATTGTAGAACCTTTAGGGGAAAGATACGATAATAATATTAAGATTGGTAAAAAAAACTTAATAGTAAATACAAAAATTGAAAGTTGGAAATTTGTAAATAATATGGCTAAGGTTGTTAAAACTCCATTAGCATATGATACAGGTATAAAAGTTGGTGATACTATTGTAATACATCATAATGTCTTTAGAAGATTTTATGATATGAAAGGTAAACAAAAAGATAGTAGATCATTCTTTAAAGACAATTTATATTTTTGTGCTTTAGATCAAATTTATTTATATAAAAGTAATAAAGATTGGAAAAGTTTTGGAGACAGATGCTTTGTTTCTCCTTTAAAAAATAAAGATCAATTTTCACTTGAAAAAGAGCAAAAGCTTATTGGTATACTAAAGTATGGCAATAGCTCCTTAAACAAGCTTAAAATCAATCCTGGGGACCTTGTCGGGTATACACCAAATAGCGAATATGATTTTGTTATAGATAACGAAAGATTGTATTGCATGAAATCAAATGATATTGTAATTAAATATGAATATAAAGGAGACGAAATTAAATATAATCCTAGCTGGACAGAAAGCAGTTGAGGAATTAATTAAAGTAGCTGAAGAAAAAATTGTTACTGGTACGGAAGACGATGTTTCTGCTGATAGATTAAAAAACGCAGCAGCAACTAAAAAACTAGCAATATTTGATGCTTTTGAAATTTTAAACCGTATTGAAGCTGAAAGAAACTTAATTGAGGATAAACCAATAAAACAAAAAGAAAGTTTTAGTGGGTTTGCTGAAAAGAGATCAAAATAATGTATACACAGTCTCTTACAAAAACAATAACACCAATTAAACCCAAAATTATAAAACGAATGAATCGTTATAATAAATGGGAATATGGCTATAATAAAGAATACGATATTATAGTTATAAGTAAAACTGGTAAGATTGGCGAAATAATTGAAATACAAAACTTAGTAATAGCATTACCAGAAAAGCCTAAGGAAGTTGTTAATACTGAAAACAGATGGGTAGCAAGTGAATACCCAAAAGAATTAAGTAATATTAAAACTGTTTTTGACTGGGAAACATATCCTGATAATTTTAAAAATAAATGGTATGGGTATATTGATGAAGAGTTTACAAAACGCGACGAGGGGGCTTGGTTCTACAACAATAAAGTTCCAACTTATATTACTGGTACTCATTACATGTACTTGCAGTGGACCAAGATTGATGTTGGGAGACCAGATTATAGAGAAGCAAATAGAATTTTCTTCATATTTTGGGAAGCCTGTAAAGCTGATAGTAGATCCTACGGAATGTGTTATCTTAAAAATAGACGATCAGGATTTAGCTTTATGGCTTCAGGGGAGGCCGTTAACCAAGCTACAAGTACTTCAGATGCACGGTTTGGGATATTATCAAAATCTGGAGCGGATGCAAAAAAGATGTTTACGGATAAAGTGGTTCCAATATCAGTTAACTACCCATTCTTTTTTAAACCAATACAAGACGGGATGGACCGCCCCAAGACAGAATTGGCATATAGAGTACCGGCGTCAAAGCTTACCCGTAAATCAATCACGTCAAAGGAGACCAGAGAGGAACTCGAGGGGCTCGATACAACAATCGACTGGAAGAACACCGGGGACAACTCGTACGACGGAGAGAAGCTCCGGCTCCTCGTCCACGATGAATCAGGGAAATGGGAAAGACCGGACAATATCCTTAATAACTGGAGGGTCACGAAAACAACGTTAAGATTAGGTAGTAAGATTATTGGCAAGTGCATGATGGGATCAACATCAAACGCTTTAGATAAAGGAGGTAATAATTTTAAGAAACTTTATGACGAATCAAACGTTGCCAAAAGAAACCGCAATGGACAGACTAGCTCAGGATTATATAGTTTGTTCATACCTATGGAATGGAACTTCGAAGGATTCATTGATACTTATGGACTACCTGTATTCGAAACGCCAGCAGAACCAATTAAAGGAGTTGATGGCCAATGGATTGACGTTGGGGTTATAGAGCACTGGGAGAATGAGGTTGATGGTTTAAAAAGTGACCAAGATGGTTTAAACGAATTTTATCGTCAGTTTCCAAGAACAGAGCAGCATGCGTTTAGAGATGAAACAAAACAATCTTTATTTAATTTAACAAAAATCTATGAGCAAATAGATTATAATGAAGATTTAAGAAACTCATCAGTAGTTACTACTGGAAGTTTTAGCTGGGAGAATGGAATAAAAGATACTAGAGTAATATTTATGCCAAATAAAGATGGAAGGTTTAAAGTTTCTTGGGTTCCTAATAAAAATCTCCAAAACCGAGTGATAATAAAGAATGGCATTAAATATCCTGGTAATGAAGACTTAGGGGCATTTGGCTGTGATAGTTATGATATTTCAGGAACAGTTGATTCAAGAGCGTCTAACGGATCGCTACATGGACTAACTAAATTTTCAATGGAAGACGTGCCACCAAATAGTTTTTTCTTAGAATATATTGCAAGACCTCAAACTGCAGAAATATTTTTTGAAGACGTATTGATGGCTTTAGTATTTTATGGTATGCCAATACTAGCAGAAAACAATAAACCAAGATTATTATATTATTTAAGAAGAAGGGGTTATAGAGGCTTTTCAATGAACCGACCAGATAAGCTTTGGAATAAATTATCGGTAACTGAAAAAGAAATAGGAGGAATACCTAACTCAAGTGAAGATATAAAGCAAGCTCACGCGGCGGCTATTGAATCTTACATTGAAACTTATGTGGGATTTTTAGGTGAAGGCTATGGAGATATGTATTTTCAAAGAACGCTAAATGACTGGGCAAAATTTAATATTAATAAAAGAACTTCTCACGATGCTTCTATTAGTTCAGGACTTGCTATAATGGCTTGTAATAAAAATAGATATGCCCCAATAAATAAAGTGGATAGACCTACAGTTACCTTAGGATTTAAAAAATACAATAATGATGGTAGTACCTCAAAAATTATACTTTAAATGAATATACAAACAAATACCAATAGTTCTTTTCCTAGCCAAGTCGTTAGCGATGCCGAAAAAGCTAGCTTAGAATATGGTACACAAGTAGCTCATGCTATTGAACAAGAGTGGTTTGACCAAGGTAGAACTAACGGTAATAGGTATTTAACTAATTGGAATAATTTTCATTCGCTCAGGCTATATGCAAGAGGTGAACAATCAATACAAAAATATAAAGATGAATTCGCTGTAAATGGTGATATATCGTATCTTAATTTAGATTGGAAGCCAGTACCTATTATTCCTAAATTTGTAGACATTTTAGTTAATGGTATATCAGAAAAAGAAGTTGAGATTAAAGCGTATGCCCAAGATCCTGAATCTTTAAAAAGAAGAACGGATTATGCAACCGCTATTATGCGGGACATGTATGCCAAAGACCTTATTGAGAAAGCAAATGCCATGACTGGCCAAAACTTTTTTAATTCTCCGGTACCACCAAGTGAATTACCTGAAACACCTGAGGAGCTAGAGGTTAAGCTTCAAACAAGTTACAAAGAAGGTATTGAAATAGCACAAGAAGAGGCTATTAACAATACACTTGATTTTAATAAATATGAATTAACCAAGCGTAGAATAGTTTATGACCTGACTGTAATTGGTATAGGTGCTGCAAAAACTAACTTTAATAAAAGTAATGGTATTACTGCAGAATACATAGACCCTGCTTATTTAGTTTATTCATATACAGAAGACCCTAATTTTGATGACATTTATTATGTTGGTGAAATTAAGTCTATTACTATTCCTGAATTAAAAAAACAATTCCCACATATTTCTGAAGAGGAATTAAAAAATATTCAGAATATGCCTGGTAACAAACAATATATAACAGGCTGGGGTAATTACGACGAAAATACGGTACAAGTTCTTTATTTTGAATACAAAACTTATAACAACCAAGTATTTAAAATTAAACAAACCGAAAATGGTCTTGAAAAAGTTATACAAAAAGATGATAGTTTTGATCCTCCTGAAAATGATAACTTTAAAAAAGTATCTAGAACAATTGAAGTGTTATATACTGGAGCAAAGGTTTTAGGTAACAACACAATGCTTGACTGGAGATTAGCGCAGCATATGTCAAGGCCTTATGCAGATACTACAAAAGTAAAAATGAATTATACAATTGCTGCTCCAAGAATGTATAAAGGTAAAATTGAATCTATAGTTAGCAGAATAACAAGCTTTGCTGATATGATTCAACTAACGCATTTAAAACTGCAACAAGTTATGTCTAGAATAGTTCCTGATGGAATATTTTTAGATATGGACGGTTTAGCGGAAGTGGATTTAGGCAATGGAACGAATTATAATCCTGCGGAAGCTTTAAATATGTACTTTCAAACAGGTAGCATTGTTGGTAGATCTTTAACCCAAGATGGTGATCTGAACAGAGGTAAAATTCCTGTACAAGAGTTAGCAACCTCATCTGGCCAAGGTAAAATAAATTCTTTGATAAATACTTATCAGTATTATTTGCAGATGATACGAGATGTTACAGGGCTTAATGAGGCTGTAGATGGAAGTAGTCCAGATAAAAATGCTTTAGTAGGATTACAAAAAATGGCAGCTAACGCATCTAATGTAGCCACAAGACATATATTGCAAAGTAGTATGTACATCTACTTAAGAGTATGCGAAAATATATCTTTAAGGATAGCGGATGTTTTAGATTTCCCATTAACTGCAAATGCTTTAAAAAATAGTATTTCAACATTTAATGTTAAAACATTACAAGAAATATCAAACCTTAATCTCCATGACTTTGGTATATATTTAGAATTAGAACCAGAGGAAGAAGAGAAAGCACAGCTTGAGCAAAATATACAAGTTGCTTTACAATCAGGAGGTATTGATCTTGAAGATGCAATTGATATTAGACAAATTAAAAACTTAAAGCTTGCTAATCAGTTGCTTAAGTTTAAAAGAAAGAAAAAACAAGAAAGAGCAGAGGCTCAACAGATTGCTAATATACAAGCTCAAGCACAAGCAAACGCTCAAGCGTCCGAAGCTGCAGCACTCGCTGAAGTACAAAAGCAACAAGCATTAACTCAAGAAAAAGTTAGTATTGAACAAGCTAAATCTCAATTTGAAATTCAAAGGTTACAAACTGAAGCTCAAATAAAGAGAGAGTTAATGGCTGAAGAGTTTAATTATCAAATGCAGTTAGCTCAGATTAGAGCACGTGCTGATATGCAAAAAGAAAAAGAGATTGAGGATAGAAAAGATAAAAGAGTTAAAATACAAGGAACTCAACAATCTGAATTAATAGATCAGAGACAAAATGATTTATTACCTAAAAACTTCGAATCTGCGGGAAATGACAGTCTTAGTGGATTTGGCCTAGAACAATTTATGCCTAGGTAACATTTATTAACCAATTTTATATTATTATATTATGTCAGAACAAGTAAAACAAGAAGGGGATTTTAAATTAAAAACAAAAAAACCTTCTGTAAAAAAATTAGCTAAGCCTAATGATATTATTAAAGTAGATTTAACACCTAAAAAAGAAGAGGATGCCATTCAAAAGCAAAGCACAGATGCAAGCGTGTTACGCGCAGAACAGCCCGAAGTGGGATTGCCAGAAGTGGTCGAAAGAAACGAAGAACAAAAAGTCGTTACCCAAGAGGTTGTTGAAGAAAACCCAATAGTAATACAGGAAATAACAGAAGAAGAGGTCGAAGCAGAGGCTGTACAGCTAGTAGAAGAGGCTAATGCCGCAATTGAAAACAAAGAAACTACAGGTAAGCAGTTACCAGAAAACATAGAGAAACTTGTTTCATTTATGGAGGAAACTGGTGGAAGTGTAGAAGATTATGTTCGTCTTAATGCTGACTATTCAAATGTAGACAACACTACTTTATTAAAGGAATATTATAAAAACACCCGTCCGCATTTAGATGCTGAAGAAGTCTCTTTTTTAATAGAAGACGCTTTTAGCTGGGATGAAGATATTGATGATGAGCGAGACATCAAAAAGAAAAAACTCGCTTTTAAAGAGGAAGTTGCAAAAGCTAAAACGCATTTGGATGGTCTTAAAAGTAAATATTACGAGGAAATCAAGTTGAGACCTGGTATTACACAAGAGCAAAAAAATGCAATGGACTTTTTCAATCGATACAACGAGGAGCAGAATATAGCTAAACAACAACACGAAAGTTTTAAAAACAATACTAAAGAGCTTTTCAATAATGATTTCAAAGGTTTTGATTTCGCAATTGGAGAAAAGAAATTTAGATATAGTGTACAAAACGCTAGTCAAGTTGCTGAAAACCAATCAAATATCAATAATCTAATCAAGAAGTTCTTGAATGACAAAGGAGATGTTGTTGATACAAAAGGTTATCACAAGGCTATGTATGCCGCTGAAAACGTAGATAAAATTGCAAATCATTTTTATGAGCAAGGAAAAGCAGATGCTGTTAAGGAAGTAATTAGTAGTTCCAAAAACATTGATGCAACGCCTAGACAATCACCTAGTGATATTTATATAAATGGTTTAAAAGTTAGAGCTATTAGTGGTGCTGATTCTTCAAAACTAAAAGTACAAACAAGAAAATTTAACAATTAAAATTTACAATTATGGCAGTAGTACCTGTAGCACCCGAATATGGGTCAATTAAACCTTCTCAGAAGCAACAACTTCTTGAGAGCAACTATTTGGATTTTACAAATGGAACCAATGATTTTGCACAACAGTATCTTCCTGAAATTTACGAAGCTGAAGTAGAGCGTTACGGAAACCGTACACTTTCTGGATTCTTACGTATGGTTGGTGCTGAAATGCCAATGACATCTGATCAGGTCGTTTGGTCAGAACAAAATAGATTGCATATTGCATATAATGATGTAACTAAAGCAACTGAAACTACTTTAACTTTTGCACTAAACGCAACAGCTGGACCTAGTTATGTAGCTAACGTTATTTCTAAAAACCAAACATTAGTAGTAGTTGATCCTGCAACTGGGCAAGATCTTAAAGTTTTTGTAACAGATAGTGTAAACACTTCTCCTACTCTAGCTACTATTACAGTTAAGCCTTATACAGCAGCTGATATGACTGCTCTTTCTGCAGTAGCAGGAGCACTTAAAATCTTTGTATATGGTTCTGAATACAAAAAAGGAACAACTGATTCTGATATTAAATCTGTAACTCCTTCTTTTACTCAGTATAGTAATTCACCTATTATCATCAAAGAAAAGTATTCTATCTCTGGATCTGATACTGCTCAAATTGGATGGGTTGAAGTTGCTACCGAAGCTGGAGCATCTGGATATTTATGGTATCTAAAAGCTGAATCTGAAACTCGTTTACGTTTTGAAGATTATCTTGAAATGTCTGTAGTTGAAGGTGAATTAGTTTCTGGAACATCTACATTAGGAGCTGATGGTTACAAAGGAACTGAAGGTCTTTTTGCTGCTATCCAATCAAGAGGTAACGTTATTAATAACTTTACTGCTGTTGGTGGTCTTGGATCATTTGATAATATCCTTAAAAATTTAGATACTCAAGGAGCTATTGAAGAAAACATGCTTTTCTTAAATCGCCAAACGTCTCTTGATTTTGATGATATGCTAGCTGGTCTTTCTGCTGGAGCAAATGGAGGTACTGCTTATGGATTGTTTGAAAACTCTGAAGAGATGGCATTGAATCTTGGATTCACTGGTTTCCGTAGAGGATCATATGATTTCTATAAGACTGACTGGAAATACTTAAATGATGCTTCTACTCGTGGTGCTACTAATGGTGCTGGAGAAGTTGGATCTGGTATTGATGGTGTACTTGTACCTGCTGGTACTTCAACTGTATACGATCAAATTCTTGGAACTAATATCCGTAGACCATTCTTACACGTTCGTTATAGAGCTTCACAAGCTGACGACAGAAGAATGAAGTCTTGGCTAACTGGTTCTGTTGGAGGAGCTTATACTTCTGACCTTGATGCAATGGAAGTTCACTTCCTTTCTGAAAGATGTCTAGTTGTACAAGCAGCCAACAATTTTGTATTGTTTACTGCATCTGCATAACAACAATTTGTAATTATTACCCTCGATGTAATTTCGGGGGTAATTTTTACTTTTATAAATTATTTAATCTTATTATATTATGGCTAAAAAAGCTACCACTTCTACAGAAGAAGTATTTGAAGAAACAATGGTTATTGAACAACCTAAAAAAGAAACCCCAAAAGTATCTGCTAAACCAGAATGGGAAATTAAAGACAGAAGTTATTATTTAACTGGGGCTCATAGCCCGTTAACATACACATTAGCTTCTAAACATACCAGTAGATTTCCATTGCTATGGTTTGATGCTGTTGCTGGTGAGCAAAAAGAAATAAGATATGCAACAAATCAAAATTCTGTGTTTGTTAGCGATCAAAAGGGCGAGGCTACATTAGGCCACATTATTTTTCAAAATGGTACATTAACTGTGCCTAAAGAAAAACAAAATTTACAAAAACTACTATCAATATTCCATCCTAAGAAGGGTAGAGTATATGAAGAATTTGATGCTGTTTTAGAAGCTGCAGATGAATTAAATGATTTAGAATTGCAACTTGACGCATTAATGGCCGCTAGAAATATGGACATTGACCAAGGAGAAGCAATCTTAAGAGTTGAAATTGGTTCTACAGTATCTACAATGAGCTCTAAAGAAATTAAAAGAGATTTATTATTGTTTGCAAAACGGAATCCAGTTTTGTTTATGGACTTAGCAAATGATGATAATGTTCAACTCCGTAATTTAGCTATTAAAGCTACTGAAGAAGGTATTATAAAAATATCTCCTGACCAGCGAACCTTTATGTGGGGTGCTAATGATCGTAAATTAATGACAGTTCCTTTTGATGAAAACCCATACTCAGCGATGGCAGCTTTCTTTAAAACAGATGAGGGCACTGAAGTTTTTAGATCAATAGAGAAAAAACTAAAATAACATGTAATATATTTTATAGTAGGTAAGCCGTTTTAAATGCGGCTTATTTGCTATAAATAATAAAAAATATAAAATGGCAATAAACGTAAATACTGTATATCAAACAGTATTATTAATACTTAATAAAGAACAGCGTGGGTATATGACGCCTTTAGAGTTTAATAATATTGGCACACAAGTTCAGCTTGAAATATTTGAAAAGTATTTTGAGGATTTGAACCAACAAATACGTGTTCAGCAAACAGATACAGATTATGCGGATAGGGTTGCTAACTTAGATGAGAAATTATCTATATTTAAAACATTTGGTGATGCGGTATATAATAACACTACACCTACTAATACTTATTTTACATTACCAACAACCGACGGTTATGGATCAACTGTATCTTTTTACAGACTTGGCACTGTAACTTATAATAATGAAGTTGAACTTCAAAGACTTCAAAGAGGTGAATTTACATACATTGATAAATCTCCTATAACAAAACCCACTTTAGACTGGCCCGTATATTTATACGAGAACCAAAAACTATTTGTTAAACCAACAACAATAGTAAATAATATTCAGGTTGATTATATAAGAAAACCTAATAATGTTATTTGGGGTTTTACAACAGGTAATTTAGGGCAGTATATATATAACAAAAATGAATATGATGCTACAACTCAACCAAATGGTTCAATTCAATTTGAGCTTCATGAGTCTGAACAGACTGAGTTAATATTAAAAATATTAGTATATGCTGGTATCATTATAAGAGATCCACAAATTGTACAAGCGGCTGCACAACAAGTGCAAGCTGAAGAAATAAATAAAAAAAGCTAATAAGTTATGGCAAAACCTGATGGTGGTTTAATAACCGAAACAAACAGACAATATTATAGCGGGGCTCAAGGTTTTTTAGTAACTGAAGGGCAAACTAATTTTGTATGTACATTTAATACTGATTTAAAATTTGGTAGCTATAGCCCAACAGTTAACGCTTATGCTTTAAATAATTTTGTGCTTTATGCTAGCCAAACAGGTTTACCAGGTAGTTTTTACGAATATATTGCAGAATATACAGTAACTAAAAACACTATAACATTAGCTGCAGCCCCACTTACTAATAGTTTTGTTGTAGTACAATTAAAATCAGAAACAGGTAGTAACTACGGAAACGAAGATGCTTTTGGTACTACTGTACAAGAAAATTATAACAACTACGCTTACTTAAGTGTTAATGATGTTATAAATAACTTTATGGTTGCTTATGTTGGTGCTGGTAAATTAATACCTAGTGTTAAAAGAACTGACGTTATATTTCATGTAAAGCGTGGATTACAAGAGCTTAGCTATGATACTTTAAAAAGCATTAAATCTCAAGAATTACAAATACCAGCTAGTTTATCTGTACCTATTCCTCAAGATTATGTTAATTATGTTAAATGTTCTTGGGTAGATAGCTTAGGTGTAAAACATATTATATATCCTACAACATTAACTTCAAATCCATACTCAAAATTACCACAAGATGATGATGGTTTGCCTTTGCAGGATAATTATGATGATAATATATCCGCAAGTCAATATGCAACTGAAGAAAGATGGGGCACGGCAAATAAAAAATTAATTAGCGGAGGATTTAATGTTAATGATATTAATAATGGTCTTAACCCTGATTGGTGGAATAGTTGGGGTGCTGGTGGATTTTACGGACAACGGTTTGGTAATTCTCCAGAAACATCACAGATTAATGGTTGGTTTACAATAAACGAAAGAGAAGGGAAATTTTCTTTTTCTAGCGACCTGGTTGGAGCAATTATTATATTAGAATACATTTCTGATGGATTAGCTTATACGGCTGATATGCGCATCCCTAAGCTTGCTGAGGACGCTATATATGCATATGTTCTCCATGGAATTATGCATGGGCGTATGAATGTACCTGAATATATTGTAAACCGTTTAAAAAGAGACAAAAGCACAAAGATTAGAAATACTAAAATAAGATTATCCAATATAAAACTTGAAGAAATAACTCAAGTTATGAGAGGTAAATCTAAATGGATTAAACACTAAAATTAAATGGCTGAAGTTAAAAATGCTTTTATTAAATCCAAAATGAATCAAGATCTAGATGATAGATTACTACCATCTGGAGAATATCGTGAAGGAATTAATATACAAGTAAGTAAATCGGAAGGTGCTGATGTAGGTGCGTTACAGAATATTTTAGGTAATAAAAAAGTTGTAGATTTTAGGTCTATAACTGGAGTAAATGATTTAGTTACAATTGGAGAATTTACGGATGCTACCAATGATACTATCTATGTTTTTTTAACTAATAACACCGATACTAACTATAACTTTAATCCTACTTATAATAGTGCAGCCAAAAATTTTATATACTCCTATAATGTGTTAAATGGTAATACCGTTAAACTTGTAGAGGGTAATTTTTTAAACTTTTCTACAACTAATCCAATATATGGGGTTAATGTTTTAGAGAGTTTATTATTTTGGACTGATAACAGAAATCAACCAAGAAAAATAAATATTATATCTGCAACTCAATCCGCAGATTATTATACTACAGAAGACCAAATATCAGTAGCGAAATTAAACCCATTTAAACCTATTGAGTTATATAGAAATACAGGGTCTGATGCTTCTCCTATATGGGAAACTACACTGCTAGATGTTACTAGTCAATTTTTACCAGATGGTATTACAGCAAATCCAAATTACAATCCAACTTACGCAGGAGATCCAGATTATTTAGAAGATAAATTTGTAAGGTTTAGCTATAGATATAAATTTGATGATGGAGAGTACTCTGTGATGGCTCCATTTACTCAAGCCACATTTATACCTAAGCAAGATGGTTATTTTTTAGAAGGCACTACACCTACCGGTAATTCAGAAGATGAAAATGCTGCATATAGAAGTACTATTGTAGATTTTATGGAAAACAAAGTAGATAATATTTTGTTACAAATTCCTTTACCAACTAATGGAAACTCTACATTTAGTAGTTTTAAAATAACGGACATAGAGATTCTATATAAAGAATCCGATCAAATTGCTGTTCAGGTTGTTGATGTTATTACTAGCGATGAAATTAACAAAGTATTAACTGATACTTTCCAATATGATTATCAAGCTAGAAAACCTTTTAGAACATTACCAGATTCTGAAGTAATTAGAGTATATGATAAGATTCCAGTTAGAGCTTTTGGGCAGGAAATTATAAGCAATAGAATAGTTTATAGTAACTTTCAAGATAAACATACGCCACCTAGCTATTTGGACTATAATGTTGGTGCATTTAATAAAGCAAGCTTTAGCGTAAAAAGCAATACAAATAAAAACTATCCTACAGATACGACTAGTGTAGTTGAATATCCTATGCATACACTAAAGCAAAACAGAAATTACCAAGTTGGTATTATTTTGTCTGATAAATATGCAAGATCTTCGTCTACTATATTATCTATAGTTAATGATGGAGACGTTAGTGGTGCTTTAGGTTCTTTTGCAGGGTCAACTTATTATCATCCTTATGAAACAGAAATAGGTAATAGTCCAAATACTTGGCCTGGGGATGCTTTAAAGGTATTATTTAATACTATAATTCCAAATAATCCACCTGATTTTCAAACTGGTTGGCCTGGCTTATACAATGGCGATGCAAATTCCTCTAAGTATAATCCATTAGGGTGGTACTCTTATAAAATAGTTGTTAAACAAACAGAACAGGACTATTATAATGTATATCTACCCGGCATAGTTAATGGCTATCCTAATGCAGCTGACCTAGCCTCTAGTTTAGAGGTTAATAAAACAGCTCATATAACTTTATTAAATGATAACATAAATAAAGTACCAAGAGATTTAAGTGAAGTTGGACCTAACCAAAAACAATATAGAAGTAGTGTACAATTATTTGGTAGAGTAACCCCAGATGGTTCTACAGCTAATCCTTTGTTTAATAAACAGTATTATCCAGGTAGAGCTTCTCATACTGTTTCAACAATAGCAGAGCAGGATGATTTATTTTCTACAGTTGCTGAATATGCGGATATTTACCAAACAGAATCAAATCCTTTATTAGGTAGAATAACACAAGATGGCGAACCTATTGGCTCTCAACCACTTGCAACAGGAACTTATAATATATTATTAGGTGTTTATGAAACAACTCCTGAAATATCAAGATTAGATATATTTTGGGAGACTTCAACGGCTGGTTTAATATCAGAATTAAATCAAGCTATTGCAGAAGGAACTGACCAAGCAACGGGATTTGATGGATGGAGTTTTTCACAATCTGAATCTGATGCTATTGGTACAACTGTTACAGGGGAATTTGTTCCTTTAGATATTGCTAATCAACCCATAAATAATTCTATAGTAACATTGACAAGTGTAGTTGATGGCACAGGGACCATTAGGTCTGGCTGGGAATTAGTTGAAGTACCGGGGACCCCTAATAAATGGTATTTAAAAACAACAGCAAATTTTTATTACGGTGTAAATGCTTCCGTTAAAGAATCATATACATTTACATTTAGTGTAATTGATGCTGGAGGTACTAGGACTACATTAACCTCAACAGGTTCATTATCTAACGCTGCACCATTAATAACAAATTGTAATGCAGCTGTAACTGTACAACAAGGAAGCACTAATGTAACAACTTTTACTGGTACTAATGGTTCAAATGTAGCTGGTGGCAAACAAACGGAAAACTTAACGTGGGCTTTAGTTTCTTCTACTCCCGCATTAAGTACTTTATCTATGAACCCTAGCACAGGTACATTAACTGAATCTACTGGCCAGGCCGCTGGAAGTTATAGTGTAACGGTAAGCTTAACAGACGCGGGAGGTTTACAAAATACTTGTACCACTTCAGTTATATTTGGTGAAGAACCTGCTAACTGTGGATTTAATAATAATATTTTTCCTTATATTCCATCAGTAATAGCTATTCAAAACCAAGCTTACGGTATTTATTGGGTTTCTAATAAAACAAATGCTTCGGCCAATGAACCAATAAGTAGAGCACAAGGAGAACTTGCTTTAGAATTGGATAATAATTTAGTTGAAAGTTATAAGCAAACAAAATTCACCGGACCATCAAACTGTACAAACATTGGTGGCTTTAGTCAAGGTGAAATGAAAAATTCTAACTACAATGCTAAAGATAGAACTAATTGTTCTCAAGAAGATACTAATCTATCCGCTGGAACTGGTTTTATAAGTGTTGATTTTCTTTTATATCAATATTCATTCAACTCTTCTAATGCAAATGACACTTTAAATTTAAAATGGCCAGCATATTTACAGTATAGATCTGTTGCAGATAGCATTGCGGGTAATGATAATTGGGTACAAGCAGTAGATGTTGAGGGAATACCTATAACGTTTGGAGGTCAACAAAAAAGTGATTATCCTGCAATTTTACCTGGTGATACTAATTCAATTAGTAATAAAGGTGTTTTATTAAATCCTACAACAACAAGTTCATTATCATTACAAGGAACGCCAA